GGCGAATAGCAGAGTTTACTGCATCCTTAGCAAAGCTGTAGTAACCAGTAGCACCAGAGAAGTTAGAAGAGGAAAGCTCTACTTCGTTAAGGCGGCGGTTGATATCGTTAACTAGGCTAATGTAATCATATGCCATTCTTACTTCTCCTTGACACGCAGGAATACACTGCGCTCATACTGTAGTCCACCTAGTGTAGTTACCTTGCATGTAATCTTGTAGCGTTTATTATTTGTACCTAAACTCAAGCGTATAGTAGCCACAGTTGTAGTGTTAGTACCTTGTACAAACTGTAACCCATCTACAACATCTGTATTGTTTACTTCTGTTTTAGCGCCTGCTGCGTCATCAATGTACCAAGTAACACCAGAAACAACATCACTTTTTAAGAAACGAGACCAGTCTATGCTGTAGTCAAGTAACTCATCTTTATCTTTATCCGGCCACTTATATGACATAGGCTATCCTTTAGGCTGCAATATTTACTGTTCTGCTTGCTGGGAATATAGCATCAATAACTACTGTTCTGTTATCTTCTACTATATGCACAACATTGTTTAAGGGTTGAGGTGTGATGTATAATGTCCGGTCTTTACTGTAAGCATCTGCCTCAAAGGGGAAGTTAACAGCAATAACTGTGACAGAGGATACTGCAGATGTAGCTACTACATCTTCTAGACGCTCTACTATACCTACTGTTACAGGGTTGATTGTACCAGTTGCTACTACAGAAAGCAAGGACTCTGATACGTCAATCTCAAAGGAGTCTAGACCTGTAGGTTCTACTATACCCTGCGCTGAAACGCCTACTACTGGCTGCAAGGAGTCAGCATGAGGTATGATAGCAGTAACATTACCTGTAGCAGTAACGCTCTCTATAAGCTCTGATACGTGTAGAGTTAAGCTACCTGCAGAACCTGTAGCGGATACAGAAAGAAGTCTCTCACTGATATCAATCTCAAAGCCACCTGCACTAACAGGCTCAACAGATGCTGTACTGAATACAGAAGCAAGAGTATGGTTGCCCTTTGCTTCATACCCTACAGGAGATACTGTACCTGTGGCTGCTACAGAGGACAGCAGTTCTGAGACGTTAACCTGTACCCCATTAACAAAACCTGTAGCACTTACAGAGTTTGTAACTTCGTCTGGGTTAGCGGATATTATACCTACTTGACCTGTAGCAATTACAGGAGAGAGAAGCTCTGATATGTTTGGCTTTACATTTGTTGCACTACCAGTAGCCAGAACAGAGGATAGTATGACAATAGCAGAGATACCCGCTTGGGATGCTGCTAAAGGTGTTGTAGCTAGAGGTGTAAAACCAAACATGATGTATTACTCTGCTGCTATTGCGAAGTCTGGCTTTAATCCAAGCCCTTCTTGATTTAGTTTATAACTCTCTTTACCGAAATATGGGTCATACCCAGACGCCTCAAGAGGCTTTCCGTGGGTATAGAGATCGTTAAAGAACGGATGGCTCATAGCTTCTTCCATGGCCAGCCTACCGCGCTCAGTAGCAAAGTCCCAAAATTCGTTGTTCCATTTACTACCAGCGGCGTAGTGCAGCATTATGAAATACTCGACCTCTTTAAACACTACGTTTAAATAGTTGTTCCATATCTCCTGTAACGGGTTTCTACCAATACACCTTAACACTTTAAAAACACAATCAAGTGTGGTCGCTTCCATAGGCTCTAAGAAAAACCCAGAGTTTCCAGCGTAAGCAACACGGCCATCTATTAGTTTTTTTCTAACGTAGTTGTTAAAGTGAAAACTGTTTGTAGTTTCTGTCGGCTCTACACCAAGCTGGTCAAACACATTCTCAACATCAGCTTTAACTTGTTCTAGTGTAGTAATAGTGTGGTTATAAAGATAACCAACACTACAACGTGTAAGAAGTGGGATAACAAATACCCAGCCCCAAGGACGCGCTATAGTCTTAGTGTATAAACCTTTAGGCCCATTAGGCCAAGAACACTGCGTAACATGCACAGCATTTACAGGAATGTACTTAGGGATGTCGTAATCTTCAAAGGTCTTAGGCGCTCCTGTGCAGTCAATAATTACGTCACTGTCGATATTATCGTGTGATACGTTTGCATCTATTAGTGATACATCTGTCTCGTCAGTGCAGTTTTTAAAAACATGCTGCTGAAACTTTGCAGCGTTAATATGGACTCCGTGAGACCCCATATTAAAGGGGTGTATAAAGTCTGAGCTACCCCAATTTTCGTATTCAATGCCCATCTTAGGTCGGGCATCAAGTTTGTGCATATCGGTGCTTACAGACAGACCACTAACTCTGGCAAGAGAAGTAGGAAAGTTAGGTGTTGTTCCTTCTCCTACAGCCATTGCATTAGTGGCGCTGTCGTAATACCAATCAATAGATAAAGAGCTGCGGTCTATATTACGCAATTCTAACATCTTTAAATATGCTAAAGTACCTGCTGTACCTCGCCCTATGATTGCTACTTTTTTCATGTTAATATTATGAAGCTGGTGGCGGGGGGATTAGGATGTCATTAAAACGGCCTTCAACAAAAGCTGTTGTTGTAGTGAGGTCTCGTAATTCTTGCCGATAATCCCTTTCTGCTTGTGTCATAGTCCTATCTTGCAGTGCCATCCAATCGGAAGTTTCTAAAGCAAGCCCACGAAGAAATCTTATATCCTCCTCGGTAACTACTTTAGGTAAAGGGGTTTCTTGAAAAGCTGGCCAATCTGAGATATTTGCATCGTCATCAACTACAGCAGGTTGACCATTTTCGCTGTTGTAAAATATTTTAGTCACTACTATTATCCCCTAGTTTACATACCAAATTCTAACTGAGCCGACGCCGCCGTCGGCGTAACCGCCGTTACTAGCTCCCGCGCCACCGCCGTGTGTTGCGCCGTTGCTTGGGGTTGTGTTATCTGACCTACCATCACCGCCATTACCAGAATAAGTAGACAAACCCCCTGCGGTATTAACCCCCCTACCGCCGCCACCGCCGCCGCCTACAACGGCATTGTTTTCTGGTCGTTGAACGTCACCGCCGCCTTGTCCGCTATCAGTATTTAAGGAACTCCAGTATCTTCCTGGGGTGCCTCCAAAAGGAACTCCCATCCCGCCGCCAGTATTAGCAACATCAAATCTGTAGCTGTCGCTAGAGCTGAAACCTATACTTTGGCCTGCTTTGGCCTCCATATAGGTGCCGTTAACTGTAGTGTAAGTTGCTCCAGCATCTACACGCGTATTAGTTGCCGACTCGCCTTGGCCGCCAGCGCCTACAACAAAAGATAGTGAAGTTGGAAACAAGCTGCCATAGCCAGAAAAGGCAACTGCCGCGCCTCCCGTACCTGCTTGCCCCCATCCGTATCCCGGATAATATGAAGAATACCCACCGCCTCCTACCATCAGCACAATAATCCAAGTAGGAGGGCTAGAAGGTCTACTCCAAGTAGCAGAAGAAGTGTAAGTTATGTCAGGTGTCGTTGTTGGAGTCCAATTAGGTGGTGAAACACCCGTTGGAATATCACCGCTACCAATAATAGTTAGGCCACCTACTGTTTTAAAACTACTTGAGGTTACAAAATTATTACCATTGGTGAGCTGGTTGTTGTTAGTAATATAGTTGGCGTTGGTTGCGCCAGTGTAGCCAAGATTTGCTAGTGTAAGTGTGTGTGAGCCAAGGCCTGTAACGTGGCCATAACCATCCAGAGTGACATCTTGAACAACTGTAGCGCCACTATTGTTAACACTACCCTGTGATGAAGTATCATCGTGGCTAATGCTAATAGTTGAATTACCACTCTGGTTAGCTGTGAACGTGCCACTACCACCAAGAGCGCCTGTGCCTTGTACGGTCAATGTGCCGTTACCCACAGATACTGTTCCAGTACCCACAGATGTAACGTGACCAAAACCATCAAAGTTAATGTCTTGGATAAAGGTGTTACCGCTGTTGTTAGCATTAGAGACACTACTTGTGTCGGCGTGGTTCAGCGTAACATCACCAGTACCGCCACCAGTTAGGCCGGAACCTGCGGTGATTGTTTGGTCATCCTTAGCGTTAGCCTCTACGGCATTTAGCTTACTATGGTCAGCGTCAGTGAAGACATTGCTGTCTGTAGCCGCCTCAACCAATGTGCGAATTTCAGATGCCGTTTGGTCACCTGTCGCACCCGCTTCGATACCTGCAAGTTTAGACTGTTCTGCATCACTAAATTCGTTAGTGTTAGCATTGTTTTCATAAGCGGCTTTAATCTGTGCAGGTGTTTGGTCAGCTGTTGCGTTAGCTTCAATACCGTTTAACTTAGTGTGATCCGCATCAGTGAATACGTTACTATCAGTTGCACTCTCAACAAGTGCTCTGATCTCTGACGCTGTTTGATCTGCTGTAGCACCTGCCTCTACGCCACTAAGCTTGCTTTGCTCAGCGTCAGTAAAAGCATTAGTATTGGAGTTACCCTCATAGGAAGTCTTGATCTCTGACGCTGTTTGATCTGCTGTAGCGTTAGCTTCAATACCGTCTAACTTAGTGTGGTCAGCATCAGTGAATACATTAGTATCAACACCAGCAACAATGAGAGAACGGATCTCTGAGTGTGTCTGATCCCCAGTAGCACCTGTTTCAATGCCGTCAAGCTTACTACCATCAGACGCAATGTCACGTCCATCAATAGTACCTTGAGCTATAATGTTACCACTAGCATCTAGTAGATCAGCTAAGTCACGTGCTTTAGTCATACTATTGTCCTATTATTCTGGTTTAGTGGGCCATGTGATTGTATTTGGAAAGCCAGACTGATCTGTGATGTCACGGAGGGCTTGACGATATGCTGTTTGCTCTGAGGTCATGGTGCGGTCAGGTAGAGCCCACCAGTCTGTGGCTGTAATAAGAGTGTTGCGTTTTTTTCTCGCTTCTTCGCATAACTCTGTAAAATAAACGCTATCATCCCCATCAACATCTGCGACAACTCCATTGATTATGTCTTTTCCCATAATAATATCGCCTTACAAGTTAGAGTTAATATATAAAGTTAGAGTGAAGCCGGTAAACGAAAGCTGCTCCGTTTTTAGGTCAGAATAAATTCGCCTATTCCAAGAACTGTTGCCATAGGGTATCCAGTTGGTTCGTCCGGCGTTAATGTCTCGCAGATTGAAGCCATTACCATTTGAAGATGAAAACTTTTGGGCATTACGATAGGTACTCTGCAGGTTCGGGGCTTCTCCAGTAAAGGAGGTATCACCTGCCCATCCTGAACCGTTGATTTCTAATCCGCTTGGGCCTGTGCTAGAAGAGAAAAATGTTGCACCAGAACTGACAATAAGTTTTTTAGAAAACCAAAACTTCACGTTTGTCACATCTCTAGAGCCACCGTTGTACCATGCGTAGTCAATATTAGGCTTCCAAAGTAAAAGGTCTGTGCCATTGCCTGTACTTATAAAAGAATGGTCTCCAAAATAAACATAAGCTTGCTGACTATCGCCATTGCTGGTTTGGTTAATGCTTGTGGCTGTGCCATACACCATCACATCACCTTCAAACCCGTCTTGGTATTTAGAAGGTAGCGTCCAGTATTCAGATACGCTTACGCTACTTGACCTATTCCCGTAGTTGATAGTGCCTATGTTATCCCAAGTTTTTGTAGGAGAAGCCCCTACACCAGCCGCCGTCATAGCCGCCACTGTAGTCGCATCAACAGACGCAACATTCTGCAAAGCCCTACTGTCATTAATAACGGTCGTGCCGTTTACCTTAATCGCCATCTTCGTGTCCTTCCACTATTAGCGTTTAGATTACCAAGGAACCCCGGCAGTCGTAGTCGGGTTCAACTCAGCGTTGATCTTATCTGCAATCGCCTGTTCGATGTCAGCACGAACCACA